ACATTTCTTGCCATCTCTTTAGGGATAGCCGTTATGTTCCAATGGATAAATCTAAAGGGTGCTTTACCATGATCGACTGCGTATTCATGTTCTAAATATCCTGGAAAAATAATTAAGGTTCCAGGCTTGGGTTTAAAATGAACCAGTTCACCGCCATGAAAAACACCTTTTAATTCTGGTTTCATTTTTAATTTAGTAGCTCTTGCTCCTGTTCTTGGATCATGGAAAATAGGATAAGAAGTTTTTTCACCACATTTTAAAAAGTAAAATCCTGATACATGCTGGTTCCAATGAATGTGTGCTGAATGATGACCTCCCCCTTTTTTAGAAAATTCCTGTACCCACATTTCAGAAAACATGGTTTGATATTGTTTCATATCGTAACCATGATGATCTAAAAATTCCCAAGACTTTTGGCCAATGTAATTTCTTAAATCAATAAAATCATTATCTTGTGTTAATGGAGTTGAGTGCCAAGATCTGCCAAAATCACCAAATTGTTTTAGATAGGTTTTACTTTCAGGCATTTTTTTTGCTGCCTTAATATATTTATCACTGGCTTTGTTTAAGGACTTCACAAATTCTGGTTTTTCTTCTGACCAAATAGGGGTTTTAAAATAGTCGTTTATATACATTATTTAAATGGATATCCTAAATGCCATACGACAAGTGAATATCTAGTTCCTGAAGTTACTGGTTTAACTCTATGCCAAACAAAGCTAGGAAAAACAATTACCGAACCTTTGGGGAGTATTTCCGTTGCTTTTCTTAAATGTTTAGCTTCATCTCTTTGGGGAGGATCGTATTGTCTAAAATCAAATTCTAATTCTCCACCTTTATATTCTGAACCATCGGTGAGTTGACAAGTCATCGATAGTTTTCTAATCTTTCCATGAGAAGGAGTTTTAGGTTGGTCATAAGTTTTTTCCCAACTATCACAATGCCAATCGTAATATTGATTGAGTTTATATTTGGTAAATTGACAGGACTCTGAAAAATTCCATTCAAAATTCCAACCTGCTCTTTTGTTGGCTTCATGAACTAAGGGATGGATCTCTTTATAGATCCAGGTGTCGTTCAACCAAACCAAATCAGAATTTCTTTTTCTTTTTAAGTCGTTTACTTCATCTTTGTTTAAAGGTTTTTTATCTAAATTCCTATCTCTGCCATAACCTCCTGTAATTGCCATCGTTTCTTTTTTAGATAAAGCATATTTAATAACTTCATCACAGAATCTAGGAGTTAATGCAGATTTAAAATACCAAAAATAATTAGATAAATTCATGGGTAATCGTTAAAACAAAGTTAAGGGAATCCTTTTGATCGTTGGTGATATAATACATTTGCGTAGAGGGGAACATAATAAATTCATTATTTTTTAAAGGTATATCCCAGCTTCTTCCTGCTCTTCGATTGTCATCATAGTGAATTCTAACACTACAATCCTTAACATTCACCCCATATAATAAGGTGTAGTCAGGAGAATTTCTTAAATCTACAGGATCTATATTAAGTAAAGGAGCAGAAAGTTCTTTAGGTTTATAAACATTTCCCCATGTTTCTTTATTGATTAATCGGAAACCAAATTCCAAATTAATATGTTCTCTTAAATAGGTATTAAGTTTATCCCATTCCCTTGAATAGGGAAAATTTTTATTATTGATTTGTGATTTTAGAATATCTTCTTGAAGTTTATTACAATTTATTTCAAAACCTTTCGGCATTGAAACATCGCCATAATATAAAGTTATTTCAGATAATACTTTCTTTTCCATATCCACCAGCTATGGTTTATCGTATTTTTCTAAAATTATCTAGGTAGAGTTTGTTGTTTTATCCCAGGATTTGCCGTCTTCATTCCACACATAATGAGTATCAGCTGCTTTTTCTTCATCGGTTAAATCATCTGGAGCATCACCAATGGGTGAGTGCCAACTAGCTGTTGTAGTATTTAAAACCCAACTTGAATAAGGTTTTTTAGAATAAAACAGATTATTATCTTCATCCCAAATATAACCTATACCTGCGTAGTTTCCTCTCAATGCTTTAGAGTTATCGCCTGATTTATGAGTGCCTTGAGATGTATTGTAGGATGTTTGAATCCACATTTGAGCAGGCCAGTTATTGTGTCGTTCTAAATATTGTTGTCCTACTGTTTCATCTTCAACACCATTAGCGTTGAGCATATCCTTATTATCTAAAGTTAATACTGTAAGAACTTTTGAGTTTAAACCTATTTTTGCAAAGTGTGCCATAATTTTATTGAAATTTGTACCTTATTACTACGATGCCTGATCCACCGCAACCACCTGAAGAACCTCCACCGCCTTTGCCTCCACCACCTCCACCTGTATTTACGGTTCCACATCCTGCAGTACCTCCAGCAGCAGTTCCAGCTCCTCCACCACCTGCACCAGCAGATCCACCAGATCCACTTTCTGCTCCACCGCCGCCACCGCCAGCTCTTGCTGTTGGTGTTGCATCAATACTTGATGTTGCTCCTCCGCCTCCAGAACCGCCACAATTGTTTGATCCAGCCACTCCTGCGGCTAAAGCTCCACCGCCACCACCGCCTGCATCTATTGTAGGGGGAGATGGACTTGGGGTTGCTGGTCCACCATCAAATCCTTGAGCGACTGGTGTAGCAGGAGTATCTCCTGAACCAGCAGGATGACTACCTTGGCCACCTCTACCACCGCCGCCACCACCAGAACCTCCGTCTTGAGCACCTCCAGTTGGAGCAGGAGCATTACCACCACCTGCGCCTCCACCGCCTGCTGAGGTTATTGATGAAAAAACTGAATCGCTACCATTACATCCTGATTGTGGTGAACAACCAACCGCACCGCCTCCCCCTACTGTAATTGGATAACCTTGAACTGAAAGAGTTAAAGCTACTGCTGGAGCAGTTCCTAAAGGTGAAGCGGTATAACAACCTGAAGCCGTACCTGGAGATTCTCTATATCCTCCAGCTCCTCCCCCTCCTCCACCACATATATGTCCACCACCTCCTCCACCTGCTATTACTAAATAATCTGCTTGAGCTAATGGGCCTGATCCTGCTGATACACAAAAAGTTCCAGGTCCTGTAAAAGTATGAACCTTATAATTGGTGCAAACGATGGCTCCACTACAAGGGGTTCCCCCTGTTGCCACAATATAAGCATCAACCTGTCCTGTCGCATCAGCATCTGAACCTGTGACAGATTTCCAGCCTCTGGTTGCATCTGCATAAACTAAAGTGACAGCTAATCCTGCTGTGCTAATTATATAATCATCATTGACTGCATTAATTTTTTCTGAACCATTAGGAGAAATTGTAATATTATTTGAAGCTGCTGTTGAAGCATAATCTGAAACCGCTACGATACTACCCACAGCTGCGGCTGGTAAATTTACTGTAATCCCACCTGCTGTGGTATTAACAAAATATCCTTTTCCAGTTGCTGCGGTTACTGTTCCTGTGTGAATACTTGTATCCCAATCTACTGTTCCTTCTCTTCCAGCAGCCGCAGCAGCAATAACTCCTGAAGCTCTAAAGATATTATCTCCTACTTTTCCACTCATAAATTTTTATCTCCTATTATAAAGTTTGATCTAAATAACTGATAACAACGTCAACATCTCCTGCACTTCCTAATTTAGCTGAAAGCACATCAGTTGTCATAAGAACAATTCTTGTCGTATGCTCAAATGTTGCGTTGGCAGCTAGGGCTTGATCAGAATAAATTTCATAATCGTTAGCACCAGCATCATCTCTAACATAAAGATCGAAAGTTTCAGCCGCACCAGCCGTTTCACAAATAGATATATTAAGTATCGTATAAGTGTGTCCAGATGCTACCGTAAGTAAATCATTTTCAGTATTAGTGACTCCTGCCACTAATTTTACTGCCATTATTTCACTTGCCATGTTTTCCTCCTATTGATTTAAAATTAAATATCATACTTAAAATCCAAATACCAATGTTTTTCCTGTACTTGAAATATAAGGGGTCATCGCTGGATTAGCAGCGACAGTAACTGTATCGGTTGCCGCACCTGTCGTTGTTATTCCATTACCAGCAGCGATTGTTGCGGTATTGCCATCGACAATAGCTTGGCCAGAACCAGATGTTCCAGCTAATGTAAAGCTAGACATCGTTCCTTTGGTATCTATTTGTGTTTGAGCATTTGAGCTTAAACTATTAATATATTGAAATTCTGTATTCGTTACAGAACCATCTGCAATTTTTGTTGCGGCAATACTATTTACCGCCAATGTAATTGTTCCAGCCGCAGTAATAGGTGATCCTGATACAGTAAATTCGCTTGATCCTGCATCCGAAACAGCTACCGATGTTACCGTTCCACCTGATGTTGGAAAAACCTGTGAATAAGTAATGGAAGCTGAACCTATTGAACCGCTGTCGGTAGTACATAACCACATACTATCTGAATTGGTTGTTCCTTGTTTTATTAATTGAAGTTGTCCAGCCAATTCAGCGACAGTATCATATTCTGGATCTCTTGAAGCTGTGCCTGAAGCAACAACTAAATAAATTCCATTTTCAGTATCAGTTGATTGATTTTTAACCAATACCCTATCATCAGTGGCTAAAGTTATTCCGTCTAAGGTATCTCCATTTTGAAGATCGGATGATAAAGTTATAGCGGCAGTCGTTGCCACTCTACAAATAATTCTTGTTTTTAATCCGCTAACCAAATCATCAACGTAAGTTTTGGTTGTTACGTCTGAACCAGAACTAGGAGCTGACATTCCTGTAATTGAACCACCTGTAATGGCAATACTATTAGAGGCTTGGGTTGCCACTGTACCTAATCCTAAAGACGTTCTAGCTGTTGATCCTGTTTCCGCTACAAAGTTTGAACCATCACCTACAATAAAATTACTATTAGTATTTGCTAAAGCGGCAATGTCCGTTAGGTTTGCACTGGTCGCAAT